GTCATCCAGGCTGCCCCCGGCAACAGCAACAACGTGGTGGTGAGCCGGCCGGCCAGCAACGGCTTCCCGCTGTTCTCCGCGGCCAGCGACGCCATCCCGCTGCGGCCCGGCGCCACCTTCCTGGTCGCCGCCGGCATCGCCGACGCGGTCGGCTACCTGGTCACCGCGGGCACCGGGGATCTCCTGACCGTCACGAACGGCGGCGCGGGGACCTCGGTCGCCTACTCCATCGCCGTCGTCGGGTGCAGCGCCTGATGTTCTCCTTCACCGTGGCCCCGGACGGCCGAGACCAGTACCAGGTGGAAGTGGCCATCCGGGACACGGTGGCGTGGGAACGCTTGCACCCGGGGCACACCGCCCAGGAGCTGATGCCGCTGGCGGACGGCACCCCGTCCCCCGAGTCGCTGAAGCTCTCGAACTCCTACGAGCTGGCCTACTTCGCGTCGAAGCGACAGGGGTTGTGGGAGGGCTCCCTGGAGGAGTTCGAACTGGCCTGCGACCTGGTCGACATCCAGGCGGAGCAGCCGGACCCTACCCAGCCGGATCGTTCGGACGCATCGCCGTCCAGCTCGCGATCCGGACCGGCACGGCCCCCTCGGCGTGGCTCGAAGGGGACTTCCGGACGCTCCTGACCGCGCTGGACGAACTGAACGGCCCCCCACCGCCACCCGAGACCGGCGGCGGGGATGACAGCTGGACCGAGGACTGGGCGGTGGAGGATGGCGGGTAGCGGCGTCCACGCCGAGGGTCTGAACGAAGTCGTGCGCGCGCTGCGTCGCCTGCCCGGTGACGCGGACCGGGACCTGGAGCGCAGCGGCCGGGAGCTGGCCGCGCGGCTGGTGGATCTCACGCGCGCGGCCGGCCGCGGGTCCGGCCGCCAGGCTGCTCGGGCAGCTGCCACGGTGCGGGTCGGCGGCGGCGGCGTCACGGCCGGACCGCACCCGCTCCTGTACGGCTCGGAGTTCGGCGCGAACGGGCGCTACGGCTGGTATGCCGCCCGGCGCTACTCCCGCTCGGCCGGCCGCCAGTTCCCTCGCCACCTCGGAGGCGGCAGCTACTGGTTCTTCCGCACCGCCGAGGGCTCCCCCGCGGTGGACGAGGAGACCCGCAAGCTCGGGGACAACATCATCAGCGGCTGGACCGCCTAGTGTCCTCCACCAGTTCCACCATCCGGATCGTCATCGATGGCGTGTCCGAGGGCTTGCGGGGCGCGGCCACGCAGAGCGCGGCCGAGCTCCTGCGGCTGAAGAAGTCCGTGGACGATGCGGACAAGTCGGTCAACCGCTTCGGCAAGAGCACGGTGAAGACTTTCGCCAGCCTCGGGGCGATCGGCAACGCCATCCCCGCAGTGGCCGGCCTGGCCTCCTCCCTGGTGACCGCCTCGGGCGCGCTCCTGGTGCTGCCGGGCGCCGCGCTCGGCGCCGCTGCCGGGGTGGCCACGCTGAAGCTGGCATTCAGCGGCTTCGGTGACGCGGTCTCGGCGAAGGACCCGAAGGAGTTCGCCGAGGCCACGAAGGACATGGGCCGGTCCGCGGTTGAGACCGCGAAGGCGGTCCGGCTCCTGAAGGACCCGGCGCTGAAGGAGCTGAAGAAGGTCGTTCAGGACCGGTTCTTCACCGGCCTGGCCACGGACGTGAAGCAGCTCGGCGGGACCTACTTCCCGATCCTCGGCCGGCAGCTGCCGCTGATCGCGGGGGACCTCGGGAAGATGGGGGACGCCTCGGCGAAGGCGCTCCTGGCGCCGGAGTCGGTGCGCGCGGTGAACACCGTGCTCGGGCAGACCCGGCAGGTGACCCAGGATCTTGCGCCGGCGCTCGGGAACGTCATCGCCGGCGTGCTCCAGCTCGGCGCCGGCGGGGCCCGGGAGTTCAACCTCTTCGGCCTGTCGATCTCGGCGGCCACGCTGCGCTTCCGGGAGTGGGCGACCGCGGCCAACGAGTCCGGCAAGATCGCGGACCTGATCTCGCGCGGGCGGGAGGAGTTCGCGAAGTGGGGGACGCTGCTCGGCAACGTCGGCGCCATCGCCACCACGATCTTCTCCGGCCTGAAGCTCGGCCAGTCCGACTTCGTGGCCAACATGATCAAGGCCACGGACGCCGTGCGCGTCTTCCTGGCCTCCACGGTCGGCCAGAACAGCCTGGCCACGTTCGGGCAGATCCTGGCCACCACGGCGCAGATCACCCGGGACGTGTTCCTGGTGGCCCTCCAGTCGGTCCTGCCGGTGATCGCCGCCAGCGGCCCGGCGATCGAGGATTTCGCGGGGATCATCGGCGGCGTCCTGACCTCCGCCATCCAGATCGTCGGCCCGCCGCTCCAGGCGCTCGGCGGCTTCCTGGCCGACAACGTCGGCGTGGTCCGGGTGCTCGGACCACTGATCATCGGCCTGGTGGTCGCCTTCAAGGGCCTGTCCATCCTCGGCTCCCTGGTGCTGCCGCTGGCCGCCACGGTCATCGCGATGAACGCCGTCGGACTGGCAACCGGGCGCCTGACCCTGGCCCTGCGGATCCTGTCGCTGGCCGCGGGGCCCATCGGCATCGCCATCGCCGGGGTGACGATCGCGCTCGGCGTGTTCGCGGCGGCGAACCTGTCCAGCGGCGACGCGGTGAAGGTGAACCAGGAGGCCGTGGAGTCGATCAAGGGGACGCTGGACACCTACACGGGCGCGGTCACGGCGGCGACCCGCCAGCAAGTGGCCGGAGAGCTCTCGACCCGCACCCTGTCCGACGGCCACACGACGCTGGCGGACGCGGTGCGTAAGACCGGGATCAGCCTGTCCGACTACACGCAGGCCGCGACCGGTAACCAGGAAGTCCTGGCGAAGGTGAACCGCACGCTCCTCGATCAGGCCACTTCGTTCATCGAGAATGACGCGAACCTCGGTCGGTGGAAGAAGACCGTGGAGGACGCGCACGTCCCCGCGGAGGTTCTGGCCCTGGCGGTGATCGGCAACGACGAAGCGCTGAAGAGCCTGACCGACACCTACGGCATCAGCGCCGGGGTGGCGACCACCCTGGTGGACGCGCTGAAGGCGCAGGTCGGCACCCTGGACGAAGTGGGCTCCGCGCTCGGCGCCTACAACGCGCAGCTGTCCGAGGCGCAGAAGCAGGCCACCGCGGCCGCGGACGCGAACCGCGCGTTCGGGCAGGTGCTCGGCGCGCTGAAGGACGGCCTGGCCGGCCTGGCCGGCGGCGGCGGGCCGCTGGCGGTCATGGTCGACGGCTTTAAGAGCCTGAACGCCTCGGCCCGGGACAGCGCGAAGTCCACCGGTGAGGCGGCGCAGCAACTCGGCGGCGTGGAGGCCGGCGCGCGGAAGGCTGCTCAGTCCATGCAGGAGTCCCGCGACTCCTTCGTCCAGGCCGCGGTGGCCGCCGGCAACACCGAGGAGGCGGCGAACCTCCTGGCCGACCAGATCGGGCTGATCCCGCGGGTCGCCGACATCGCCTTCCGCACGAACGCCACCGACGCGGAGCGGGACCTCCTGAACCTGAACGTGCAGATCAGCCGGGTTCCGCCCGGCGTGCCGATCAAGGTGGAGGCGCTCACCGACGAAGCGGTGAAGAAGCTCGGCGATCTCGGCATCTACGTCACGCAGCTGCCGAACGGAGAGTTCGAGGTCACCGCGAACACGGCGAAGGCGAAGCAGAACCTGGCCGACGTCGTGAACGAGGTGGGCCGCTCGGTCGGCACGATCACCGTGGACGCGAACACGAAGGGCGCGGACACGAAGATCAAGGGCACGGTGTCCCTGGCGGACGGGTCGACCGGGACGATGACCCTGGACGCCAACCCCAACCCCGCCACCGGCCAGGTCCAGGGCGTGGTGAAGCTGGCCGACGGGTCCAAGGGAACGATCACCCTGGACGGCAACCGGGACCCCGCCACCGGCAAGATCAACGCCACGATCACCTACGCCAACGGGTCGACCGGCACCGTGCAGGTCCAGGCGAACACGGCGTCCGCGCAAGCGGCGATCGACAAGCTGAAGGTCACCACCTACTCCACGCACATCGTCAAGATCCTCCAGACCGGCGAAGTGACCGGCCGCGGAGTGTCCGGGCTGGCGATGGGCGGGCTCCTGCGGCCGATGGCGCAGGGCGGCGTCCTGGCGATGGCCGCCGGCGGCGCACTGTCGGCGACTCAGGCCACCGTGGTCCCGCCGAACACGCCCCGCCTGATCGGGGACAACCTGCGGGTCCCGGAGGCGTTCATCCCGCTGGACGGGAGCCGGCGGTCCTTCCAGATCCTCCAGCAAGCCGCGCGCACCCTCGGGGTCGGCATCATCCCGATGGCGGACGGCGGCCTGGCCGGCTCCTCGGCGAGCTCGGGCAGCTCGGCCAGCGCCACCGTGCCCGAGATCCGCGTCTTCATCGGCGATACCGAGCTGACCGGGATCATCCGCACCGAGATCAGCCGGGCCGACCGGGCCACGGTCCGGCGCGCGCGCACCGGCGCGGGGGTGACGTTCTGATGCGGACGAACCTGGCCATCCGGCCGAGCGTGAAGAACAGCGCGACGAACTGGTTCGGCCCCTCGGGGTGGGCGCGCATCGCCACCGGTGTCCACGCGTCGCTGCCGCGGACCACGGCCTTCGCCGGGTCCACTGCGGGCGATCTTCAGATGGACCGCGGCGACGCGGTCGCCGGGAAGTGGTACGTCTGGTCGGTCAGCCTGCGCGCGGTCAGCCCGCAGGCCGCGCTGTTCGCGAACATCGATTGGTACAACGGCGCCGGCACCTACCTGGCCACCAGCTCGGGCCCGAGCTACGACATCACGGGCGCGACCACCACCCGGATCGTGTCCGGCGTCGGCCTGGCGCCGTCCGGGGTCGGCTTCGGCGGGTGCCGGCCGAACCTGGTGGGGGTCGACGGCTCGGCGCAGGTGACCGGGCTCCTGATCGAGGAGTACGACTCCGAGGCGGCGGCGAACGCCGCGCTGGCCGCGCACGCCACCGCGGCCTACTACTTCGACGGCGACGGGGACGGCGCCGGCAACACCGGCGTGGCCTACGCCTGGACCGGCACGAACGGCTCTTCGGAGTCGACCAGCACGGCCGGCGCGGTGCCGATCGGGCGGATCGACTTCGGCGCCATGACCATGTCCGGGCTCGGGCGCCGGGAGCACGGCGGCACGGCGGCGGACGTGTCCTTCGCGCCGATGCGCATCGCGACCGGGGTCATCGTGACCGCGGTCTACGACGGGCGCCGCGGGCGCGTGCGGATCAAGGGTGTCGGCCTGTCGGCGAACGTGGTCCGGGTGATCGTCTACTCCCGCCCGGCCGGCACCGGGCGATGGGCGGAGGTCCGGGGCGGGCGGATGGCGGTCGTGGCCGGCGCGCTCCAGCGCCCGGTGGACGACTACGAATACCGCGGCGGCGCGGTGATGGAGTACCGGCTGGTCGCGCTGGCCAGCCCGGAGAACTCCGCCGACGACATCGTACAGACGAAGATCGTCACCGTCACCGACATCCCGGACGTCGCCTGGCTGAAGTTCATCGCCTCCCCCTACCTCAACCGCCGAGTCAAGATCCACGACTGGTCCCCGGTGGCGCGGAAGTCGAAGAACGCCACCTACTCGGTCCGCGGGCGCAAGGGCCCGGTCTCGGTGACCGACGTCCACGACGGGCGCTCCATGACCGTGGAGCTGATCACCTACACCGTCGAGGAGCGCGACGCGCTGGACAACGCCCTGTCGAACGGGGCGCCGGTGCTGCTCCAGACCCCGGACTCCATCAGCTGTCCGAGCATGTACGCGGTCATCGGGGACTTCGACTGGCGGGCGCTGTCCCGGCTCCCGGGCCGATACAAGGCGCTGTTCACGATCCCGCTCACCGAGGCCGACGCGCCGCCCCTGTCGATCGTCGGCGTCGGCCAGACGTGGGCCACGGTCGTCGCGCAGTACGCCACCTGGCAGGAGCTGGTGGACTCGGTGGACACCTGGCAGGAGCTCCTGGCATGAGCACGTGGTCCGTGTCCGCCCGCTTCCGGGAGGCCGTCCAGGGGACGCACCGGGCGATCTCCCGGGTGCAGCTCCTGACCCCGGGCCCGGTGACCGGCGGCGTCCCGCAGTTCGGCATCGCGCCCACTGGAGGCCAGGAGCTGCCCATCCTGGACGGCGACGTCGTTCTGTCGGCGACCGCGGACATCAAGGGCTCGCTCTCGGTCACGGTCCCCGGGGACTACTGGGACCTCCTCCAGCCGTTCGGCGCCGAGCTCTTCGCCGAACGCGGGATCGACTTCGGCGACGGCACCCGGGAGATGGTGCCGCTCGGCTACTTCCGGATCTCGAAGATCAGCCAGGACCGGAGCCCGTACGGGCCCATCCAGGTGGACGCCGACGACCGCACCGCGCAGCTGCGCCAGGCGCGAGTGGTCTACCCCTACCAGATCCCGACCACCACCACGCACCGCCAGCTCTTCGCCGCGCTAGTGAACGGCAACGTGCCGGCCGCCGGCGCCCCGGCCGCGAACTCCATCGCCAGCTACGGGATGTATGTCGGCCGGCCGGTGACGATCCTGTGGGACCTGGCGGGCTACAACCCGGACACCACCACGGTCTCCACTGGTGCCGTGGTGGACGACTCCATCTACGACTTCCTGGCGAAGCTGGTCGCGGAAAAGGGATGCGTGATCCGCTTCCGGCGCACCGGGGAGCTCTCGGTGGAGCGCCGGGACCCGGACGTCGCCGCGCCGGCGGACTTCGTGCTGCGGGAGGGGAAGACCGGCACGCTGGTCCAGGCGTCCCGCTCGGTCAACCGGGACGGCGTCTTCAACATGGTGCGGGCCACCGGCTCGGACCCGGCGCACCAGACGGGCTACCGGCTGTCCTACATCACCGACCCCACCAGCCCGATCCGGTGGGACGGCCCGTTCGGCCCGTCGATCCGCTACTACGCCTCCCCGGTGCTCACCACCTCGGACCAGGCCGACGCGGCCGCGGAGACCATCCTGGCCCGCGCCACCGGCCTCCCGACCGAGCAAAGCCTCTGGGCGATCCCGGACCCCACGGTGGGGCCGCTGAACATCGCCACCGCGGTGGTCGGCAACCTGGCTCCGGCCAACCAGGTCGTGGACGAAGTGACCATCCCGCTGGCCGGTGACGCGCCGCTCCAGGTGCGGACCCGCACCCTGAACACGATCCCGCAGAACCCGACCGACCCCGAGCCGCCGCCCGGCACCATCCCGGAGGACCCGCCGCCCGGCACCGGCGGTGGCACCACCGACCCCGGGGGGCCGACCACCGGCGGCGGCAGCGCCGAGGACGGCACGCAGGTGGCTCTCCTGAAGGGGTGGGGCGCGAAGATCGCGGGCGACGAGTGCACCGGCACTGGCCGGCCGCCCGCGAACCTGTGGGGCCTCTACGACGGGGCCGGCCACGACGGCAACGGCCGGCGGTCCCCGGCGGCGTTCAACTACCACGACGGCGTACTCACCATCCACGGCGACAAGGGCGGCACCACCGGCGGTGCCGCATTCCGGTACTCGAATTACGGCTACCGCGTGGAGGTCCGCGCGCGCGCCTATGCCACCGGCGCCGGCTCGGGGTCGCAGTACCATTTCGTGCTCATCCTCTGGCCCGACTCGGATAAGTGGCCCCAGGGCGCGGAGTACGACTTTTGGGAAGGTGACGTCGGCGAGAAGGACGCCGCCGCATTCCTGCACCTGCCCAACCACCAGCCGTACCGCCAGGACCGCGCCAGCGTCAATTACGACCCGGCGCAGTGGCACAACTACGCGTGCGAGTGGAACCCGGCCGCCCAGACGCTGAAGGTGTGGGTAGACGGCGTCCAGGTCTACGACGGAAAAGGGCGGGTCGCGCAGGCGCCCGGCCCGATGCACCTGACTGCGCAGCTGGACAATTTCGGCGGCAGCTCCCATAAGGAAGCGAATATGGATATCGCGTGGGTGCGCATCTACAACCGGCCGAACGCATGAGCGATGAACTGGCCGACTACCTGCGCCCCCGCGACGACGATCCGCTCCAGGCGATCCTGGCGCGGCTGGTCGCGCCGGCTTACCTGTCCGCGTGGGACGCGGTCACCGGAGCTAACACGGTGATCATCACCGGCACGCAGCAATTCACGAACCTGGCCGTGCTCGGCGACCCGGCCGCGCTGGCCGTCGGGCGCGTGCTCCTGCTCCGCACCGCGGGTGCTCCCGTGATCCTCGGCCGGCTCCGGGTCCCCCCGTTCTAGGAAGGATGATCATCGAATGGCGATCTCGAAGCTGGCCGCGGTGGAGCGGCTGACCGCGTGGGGGACGAAGTACCACTACGCGAAGATGCACACCGGCGACCCCGGGGCGCTCGGCACGGCCAACGCCGCCGTGGAGACCGACCGGATCGACACCACGTGGTCCGCGCCGGACGACTCGGTGGCGCAGGTGGTCACCATGACCCACTCCAACCAGCTGGACCTGACCGGCGTGGCCGCCTCCGAGGACTACGCCTTCGTCTCCTACTGGTCGGCGAGCTCGGGCGGCGACTACGGCGGCAACGGGCCGATCACCGCGGACCCGGTGGTGGTCGGGGACAACTGGTTCCTTCCGGCCGGCGCCGTGATCGTCAACCAGCCGTGCGCGTGAGGAGCTGACCATGCCCGCAACCGTGAACTACGGGTGGCCCTACCCCGACCTGTCCGATGAGCCGGACGGGCGCGCGCAGATCGCCGCGCTGGCCACCGCGGCCGACGCGGACCTGAAGGAGCTGTCCGACGCGCTGGAGGCGCTCGGCGGCGACGTCGGCCCGGTCGACCCGGACCCGGCGCCCGGCGATGCCACCGGCGGGCGCTTCGTCAACACGGCCCCGCAGAACATCCCGCCCACCACCTCGGGGCCCGGGACCGTGCTGGCCTTCCCGGGGACCGGCGCGAACACCCCGGCGCCCACCGACGTCGTGAGCGCCAGCGGCGGCACGATCTTCACCCTGTCCAAGGGCGGGGTCTGGTACTGCGGGGCGATGGCCCGCATCGCCGCCGCCGCTGCCGCGGGTGAGTGCTCCTGCGCGATCCGCGCGGACCTGGCCGGCGGCACGAACTACGCGTTCACGGTGGCCTTCGACGGCGGCCGGCGCGAAGGGCTGGCGCGGTCGCTCCAGCCCGGGAAAGCGACCTACCTCCCGCAGGGCACGAAGCTGGTGGTGCAGCTCTACAACGGCACCGGCAGCCAGCGGGTCACCGAGCCGGACTCGGGCGCGTGGGCGTCCCTGGACCTCTTCAGGGTCGGGTGACGCGGCGATGACCACCACCGAGGTCAGCCAGGAGTTGCCGCGGATCGACGTCCGCGTCTACGCGGGCCGCCCGATGGAGCTGCGGGTGAACCTGGCCGATGCCGCCGGCGGCGCGCTGCCGGCGGCCACCATCGCCTCCGCGCGCGCGCAGGTCCGCCAGTCGACCGACGACCCGTCCGCGCTGCACACGTTCGACTCCGAGGCCGACCCCGCTTCGATCACCATCCACGACGGCTACGTCCTCCTGACCGCCACCTCGGACGAGACGACCGAATGGGCCAGCCTCTGGCCCGGCTCGGCGCCGGAGACCTTCACCTGGTGGGACCTGGAGATCACCGACGAAGATGCCGTGTCCTGGCAGATGACCGCGCCGGGCCTGTTCACCCTGGTTCACCAAGTCACCCGGTAGTACCGCTCCCCCACCTCGAAAGGCTCCCCGATGCTCACGCTGACCAGCGCGATCCGCAACACGATGACGGATGCGATCGTGGACTCCCTGGACGCCGGCGCCGGCGCCGGCACGATCCAGATCCGGTCCGGCACCCGCCCGGCCGACCCGTCGGTGACCGCGACCGGCACGCTCCTGGCCACGGTCACCTGCGCCGACCCGGCGTTCGGCTCCAGCTCGGGCGGCTCGGCCACCATCAGCGACCCGGCCGCGGTGACCGCGGCGGCCACCGGGACGGCCACCTGGTTCCGCGCGCTGGACTCCAACGCGGCGGCGTGCTTCGACGGCCTGGTCACCGCGACCGGCGGCGGCGGCGATCTCACCCTGACCACCACCAGCATCGTGTCCGGGATGCAGGTGGACGTCACCGGCGGCACGATCACGGTCCCGCAGGGCACCACCCCCTGACCGAGCTGCGATCGCACGACGTTAGGGGACCCTGATGGCCTGGCTGTTCGACGCGGCCACGGACAAGATCCTGGTCGGCTCCGGCTGGACCGGCAGCGCCTTCACCATCTGCATGTGGGTGAAGCGCTCGGCCAGCGCGTCGAACTCCCACGGAAACAACCCGTTCCGAGCCTGGAGCAACGCGGCCGGCGGCGGGTCCACCATCGGGGGGATCGACGTCCAGGGGTCCAGCCGGACCACGCTGGTGGCCTACGACTCGGCGTTCACTCAGACCGTGGGCGGCGACATCCGCTCGGACGGCGGGTCGGGCGCGCAGGCGGGTTGGCACCCGATCGCGGTCGTCGTCAACGCCACCGCGTGGGCGCTGTTCTACAACACCGGCACCGACCCCGGGTCGCTGACGAAGGTCACGGCCACGCGCGCGACCGGCGCCACCGCCGGCTCCTTCACCCTGTCCGACGCCGCACCGGATTGGTTCGACGGCGCGATCGCGAACGTGAAGCTCTTCGGCCGGGCGCTCTCGGACGCGGAGGTGGCCGCCGAGCTCGGCACCTACGACCAGGTCTCGGCGACGAACCTCCTGTTCCGCGGGTCGCTGAAGACCAGCTCCGCGACGCCGGAGACCGGAACCACGATGACGGCCGGCTCCACCGCGGTCGCCGTCGTGGACGGCCCGACGCGGCTCCTCCAGCCGGCCGCGCTGGCCGGCTCGGCACCGCTGGCGGTCGGCACGATGGCCGCGGGCATCAGCCAGACCGGCGCGCTGGCCGGCTCGGCGCCGCTGGCGGTCGGCGCCCTGGTGGCCGCCATCCCGGTCCAGGGGGTCTTCACCGGGCAGACCCCGCACCCGACCGGGGTCCTGGCGGCGAACGTGGGCTACACGGGCCAGCTGGCCGGCTCGGCGCCGCGCCCGGTCGGCACCCTGGCGGCCACCGCGCGCACCCTGGCCGTCCTGGCCGGCTCCAGCCCGCGCCCGTTCGGCAACCTCTTCGGCGGGACGGACTTCGCCGCGCTGGCCGGCTCGGCCCCGCGGGCGCTCGGGCGCCTGCGCACCGTGCGCCGCCCATTCATCGCCGGCGGGCTGGTGGCCGCCGGCCAGGGCGATGACGCGCCGGCCGAGCTCCTGCCCGGGCCGGGCGCGACGACCGCGGCGCTGACCGCATGACCAGGAGGCTGAAGTGAGCACGTTCAGGCTGGGCAGCTCCCTGCCCCGGATCGACGTCACGGTCCGCGCCGGCCAGGCGCTGGCGCTGGCCGTCCCCGTGCTCGGCGCCGACGGGGTCGCGGTCGACACGGCGCAGCTGTCCTCCGCGCGCGCGCAGGTGCGCGAGGGTCCCGGCGGCGGGGCGCTCCTGTTCGAGTTCAGCACCACCGACGGCGGCGCGGCGATCGGCGATGACGGCGTGGTGACCCTGACCGCGACCGCGGAGCAGACGGCAGAGTGGGCGGGCAGCTGGCCGCCGGCCGGCGCGTGGTGGGACCTGGAGGCCACCGACTCGGGCGGCCAGCCCCACCAGCTCACCGCCCCGAGCCGGCTCTACGTGCTCGGCAGGATCACCCGGTGAGCATCCGCTTCACGCAGGGCACCGACCTGGTCTCCCGCGCATCGCCGCCGAGCGTGGCCGGCGGGTTCACGATGACCGCGTGGGTGCGCCTGCGCGCGGACCGCAACGACTTCCAGACCATCGCCCGGGTGAGCTCGGGCGGCTCCACCGTGGTCACGTGGGCCACCGACGGGGACGGCACCAGCGGGCCGAACTACTTCACCGGCGGCGGCACGGTCACGAACGGGACCGGGCTGGTGGTCGACGCCTGGCGGAAGGTGGCGATCAGCTGCACCGGCACCGCGGCGAAGACCTACGTGCAGGACCCCGGCAACGCCACCGAGGTGGACTCGGGCACGGTGTCCAGCGGCGTCGGCGATGTGCTGGCGCTCGGCGCGCGCGGCGCCGGGGACTTCTCCGAGTGGCTGAACGGCACCCTGGCCTACGTCCGGGTTTTCGCCTCCGAGCTCACGCAGGCGCAGGTGGAGGCCGAGTGGGCATCGCCGACCGCGGTCCTGTCGGCGTGGGCGGACTGGCCGCTGGCCTCGGACCTCCTGGACGTGTCCGGGAACGGCCGGCACCTGACCGCGGGGTCCACCTCGGGCGGCTTCGAAGACGATCCGCCGGTGGGCGCCACGGGCGCGCTGGCCGGCGCGGCCCCGCGCGCGGTCGGCGCGCTGGCCGGCGCGGTGCGCAACCTCGGGGCGATGGCCGGCG